GTACTTTCCAAAGCTGCGGTCGATGCTCTATACTTGGTGCAAGCCGATGAGCGTGCGGACGATCTTTCACGCTATGACCTTCGACTGTGATGCAGCAAAAGTGATCGATGCCCTTCCATTAGGGATAAGCGATGAAGCACGGACCGCTTAAACACACCATTATCATCCAGCGGCCCGACACAACCGGGCAGGATTCAGCGGGTCAGCCGATAATCGATTGGGTTGATGTTGTGACGGTCAAGGCGTCGATCGAGCAACTAACAGCCCGAGAGCGATCCGTGGAGCGCTTCGTGAGTGCGCAGGTGCAGGCAACGTCGTCGCATCGCATTCGGATGCTTTACACCACGCTGCTCAATAGTATGGATGAGACGTGGCGGATAGTTTTTGGGATTCGCATATTTCAGCTTGCGGGGATGCCTAACAACGTTCGCGAACGCAATCGTGAATTTGAATTTCTATGCATCGAGTATCCGGCGGTGCCATGACGTGGGCAGTTCCTCGTGCCTTTTCTGGCGGGACAGTTGTCGTGATGGCATCGGGTCCGAGCATGAGCCGGGATGTCGCGGCAAAGGTTCATGAGTCTGGGCACCCGGCGATCGTCGTGAATACGACGTTCCGTCTCGCGCCGTGGGCGTGGATGCTTCATGCTGCAGACTGGCGCTGGTGGATGTCGCATCCGGACGCGATACGGTTCGCGGGGATGAAGGTGACGATCGAAGCGAATGCGCCCGAGGTCAAGCGACTGCGGAACACGGGCATCGACGGCTTCGATCCGGACCCGACGTGTATCAGGACAGGAAATAACAGTGGCTACCAAGCGGTGCACAGCGCGATTCATACCGGGGCTGCGCGCATTCTGTTGACGGGGTTCGACATGAGCGGCGGACACTGGCATGGCGACAATGTCGGTGGCACGCGTCGGGACTGGATTGCTCGGTTCCCGGTGCTGGGTAGCGCTGCTCGTGAGCGTGGCATCGAGATCATCAACTGCACGCCGAGGAGCGCGCTGAAGGCGTTCCCGATGATGCCTTTGGAGGAGGCTCTCTGATGCATATCAAACTGGCGGGCTTTGCGGAACTTCAGAAGCAGCTCCTCGAGTTTGGTCCTAAGCTTGCCGCGAACGAGCAGCGCAACGCGACGCGGGCGGCGGCTGCGGTGTTCCGTGACGCAGTCAAGCAGCGTTTGAACGCTGGGCCGAAACCGATAAGCAGGACGCACACGCTAGAGACGAACATGGTGGTGAACAAGCGCCGCACTGATGGGCAGTTCATGGTACGGTATGGCGTCAGGGTCAAGTCAGCGAAGAAGCAGCAGTATGGCAACACACGGGCGAATCGTCGCAAGCGTAGAGTCGGGAAGCGTTTCGAGGTTGAGGGTCCCGCGTTCTATGGTCGTTTCCTTGAGTTTGGGACGTCGAAGATGAATGCCCATCCGTTTATGCGCCCGTCGTTTGGTCCCAACGTGAATAAGGCTCTTGACGTTTTCAAGGCGCGGATGGCCAAGGGCATTGAAAACGCGGCGAAGCGGCGATGACGATCGAGGAAAAAGTGTTTGCTGCACTGACGGCAGGAAGTCCGGCGCCACTGCGCGCGTACCCAGACCTGATGCCGCAGTATCCGACCTTGCCGCTGGTGACCTACATCATCGTGGGAGGCGAGGATGACATTCACTTGACGGGCGACGCAGGAACTGCGCGTCGGCTTGTTCAGATCGATGCGTGGGCGCGCACACGACTTGGTGCGGCGCAGACAATGGAGACCGCAAAGCAGATGATGCTTGCCGCTCCTGATTTTACTGTCGCTCGCGTTGACGTCTCTGGTGCGCCAACTTATGAGCCGGACACTGAGATGTATCGGACGTCGTTTGAGTATTCGGTGCACTTCGAAACATGATCATGAAACGCGATAATGATGGGAAGCCTGCTGCCGGTATGGCGTGCGCGCATTGCGGGCGATGCGATCAGCCCACTGATGGACGGTGCAACGGGTGCGGCGCACCACATTGCAAGTCGGCGCCAATCGATGTGACAACGTTCGCAGACGCGACTCCACAGGTGCTGTGGGTGCCTATTCACCAATGAGGCCGCACGAGGCGCTGTTGCACGAAGTCATCATCCGCGCGTTGCAGATGGTTCTCAACGCATGGAAACGCTACCTGGAGGACCGCAAGAAAACTGATAGCGACGAACGTCCCGCCGCATAGGCTGCGCGTTCGTCGCACCGCAGTACCGAATCTGGGCACGCTTATCTGCCGCGCAGTCAATGCCCCGCAGATGGTCGCCGCTTCCCCAGTCATTTCTGAGGAGCCGACATGGCCATCAACTCGCAGGGCAGCAAGATTCTGTGGGCAGATGTTTCTGCATCGCCCAACCCGTCGCCGCTCGTGTACGCCGAGATCGAGGAAGTAACGTCGATCGGCGGACCGGACGGCACCCTGAACCTCATCGATGTTTCGCATCTCGGCTCGACTCGGAAAGAGTACCTGCCGGGCCTCGCGGACAATGGCACGATCACGCTGGCGTGCAACTTCACAGCGGAGACCGTGCAGATGGAGATGTTCGATCTGTTCAATGCGTCGGCAGATCCGCAGCCGTTCCGGATTCAGATTCCAACGAGTTCGGCGCGCACGACGTTTCACACGTTCGACTTCGACGGCATCGTGACCCGTTGGTCACTGGCCGACGCGGTCGACGCGAAGGTGTCGCTGAACATCACGCTGCAAACGAGCGGCGGCGTGGCGTACGTAGGAGTCCTGTAAGCCTGAGTTCCTCGGGCGAGCGGGATAAGCTCGCCCATTCGTCCGAGGAGTTTCAAAATGTTCAAGCCAAAAATTCATCCCTGCGAAATCGAAGAGGGAGACGAGAAGTTCGCGTTTTATGTTCGCGAGCCCTCGGGTCGCGAGATCCTGCAGTCTGCGGCGAGGCAGAAGAAGGACGCCTCCGCAGTCGACAATGCCAAGGAGTTGTTTTCGCGTTATGTCGTTCACCAGGACGGCACTGCGATCAGTGAAGCCGAGGTCGACGAGCTGCTCGACATGAGATTGACGGCGATGCATAAGGTCTCTGAACTTGTGCAGCAGAAGATTGGGCTGAAGGAGTTGACCGAAAAAAAGTCCTAGAGCCGAGCGAGCGGTTCCTATTCCGTTTAGCCCTTGCACTTGGGCGTACGGTCGACGAGCTGCTCGACTCGATCACCTACCGTGAGCTGGTGGGCTGGGGCTCTTACTATGAGGCGGAACCGTGGGGTGAGTGGCGGGCGGATGTTCGGTCGGCACAGATCGCCGCGATCCTGGCAAACAGTAACCGCGACGTGAAGAAACACCCTCAGGCGTTTGAGCTTAAGGACTTCATGTTGTTCGCAAAAGCTGATGAGGTGGCAGCAGAGGCGCGGCGCACGGCTGATGGCAAAGGCGCGAAGATGGACCCGGCGTTGATGGCTTGGTTGTTCCGTAAGTCTGGTGCACGAGTGAAGGAATAGTTGATGGCTACGTCTGTTGCCGATCTCTCCATCGACGTAAGCGCAAACATTGCGCAGGCTGTTGACGGCATGAAGCGGTTGGGCGGTGTCGTCAATAGCCTCACGGATCAGCTCAAGGCTCTGGACGATGTTGGTCAGCAGTTTATTGTTGGGCTTGTAGGTGGCCTTGCGGGTGCCGTAAGTGTTCGCGCTATTGCCGATCTCGTGGTGGGCGTTGTTAGGGCCGCTGCAAGCCTTGACGATCTCGCGGAGAAGACCGGCGCCAGTGTCGAGTCGCTGTCGAAGTTCGCCGGCGTTGCTCGTGTTACTGGGCAGGATTTGGGCTCGGTAGAGACGTCCATGTCGAGGCTGTCGAAGTCGCTCGTGGAGGCGCAAGACGGTGGCAGCAGGGCGGCGCAGGCGTTCGGGGCGTTCGGCATCAACATTCGCGACGCATCGGGGAATCTGAAGAACTCCGGCGACGTGATGGCGGAACTGGCGCGCAAGCAGCAAGGGTTTAGCGACGGCGCCGGCAAGTCGGCCGCGATGGTGCAACTGCTCGGTCGGTCGGGCGCTGAGTTGATCCCGTTCCTAAACGACTATGTCCAATTGTCAGATCAGCTTTCCGAGACGACGACAGAACAGGCGAAGCAGGCAGACAATCTGAACATCCAGATTGGTCTTCTACAGGAGCGCATTAACAAGCTGACGCGCGAGGCGATCCTTCCGCTGATCCCGCAGGTCATAGAACTGATTCGGTCGTTCGAAGAACTAGGTGAAGTAGTCACCAATCTATCGCCGTCGGGCAAGGGGCCGCTGGAAGGCTTCCTGCAGTCCATCAAGGAAACGAACCGCGAGACCATCGGGGAGCTGGCATTCCTGAAGCAGGCGGTCGAGAACTTCAAAATATGGGCTGATTCATCTCCCATGGAGTTCTTTAAGGTCGCATTCACTGGGAAGGCTACGCAGCTCCCTGGGATGATCGACCCATCGGTCGCGAGCGCGGCGGCGATGGCAAAGCAAACGACCGGGGACATCGAAAGGGCGATTGGCGCGTTCCGGAAGATGGAGCACGCGAGCACGAGCGCGACAAATACTCTGGCGCTGAATTTCAAAACGTCGGCGAGCGGCGTAGACAAGTTTGCAGGTGCGTTGACTAGTGCTCGACGCGTGCTTGAGACATCGCAGGATCGGCTTGCCAACTTCGGCCGGGAGGCCAACAGTGCAACCCCGGCCCTCGACAATCTGCGGAAGATTATGGACTCGCCGGCGTGGGCGACGTTCAACGCATCGCAACGCCAGCAGATTACCAACACGTTGAACGCCGCGGCGGCTTTCGACGAGCAGTATGCCGCCGCAGATCGGCTTGCAAAAGAGCAGGCCGAGCTGCAGCAGATCATAGACCGCGTCAACGAGGCACAGCAGCAGCGCCGCGTCAGAGACGCCGAGTCGATAAACGCGACCATCTCGCGGCTGCAGGAGGAAAGCGACGAGATGGCTTTCCAGATCACGCTGATCGGGAAGACTGCCGCAGAGCAAGAGCGACTGACGGCGATCCGTCGCATTGATCTGGACGTGCAGCGCACGCTTAATAATCTAAGCACCGATGCACTGGAAAGCGACCGCGAGCGCATTATCAACGAGGGCGAGCTAGCGAAGAAGCGACTGGAAGCAAACCTTGCGCTGAGGAATAGTGCGCAGGCGCAGCAGGACTTTCTTGCGCAGCAGACGGCCGGCTGGGCGAGCCTCTTCGAAAGCATCACGAACCGAGGCGCGGAGTTCATCGAAGACTTCGCTCAGAATGGCTCATCCGCATTCAAGCGGCTGTGGGAAGACTTCAAATCGTGGGCACTGTCCGCGCTCGCGAAGATCGCAGCGCAAGAGATCGTCGTCAGCCTGTCGGGAGTTCTTTCGGGTCAGGGTGGCGGCGGGCTGGCGGGTATCGCGTCTCAGCTTACGGGCGGAGGTGGAGGCGGTGGCCTCTTGTCCCAGCTCGCTGGCGGCGGCGGTGGACTGGGCGACATTCTAGGCGGCGCACTAGGCGGCTTGGGCTCGTCGGCGGCTGCGGGACTGTTCTCTTCTTTCGGCGGTGCGGGGGCAGCGCAGGCGGCAGCATTAGCGGCTCAGACAGCGGGCTTCGGCATGGCGGGTACTGCTGCAACGTTGTCGGCGCTGGGCGGTGCGGGCGGGCTTATGGCGGGCGCTGCGTCGGCTGTGCTAGCAGCCGTCCCCGTGGTCGGGTGGATTGCTGCCGCGGGCATTGCGCTTTACTCGATCTTCGGTAAGGACGACCCATCAGAGACGAAGGGCCGCATTGGTATTCGCGCGCCGGGCGCAGGCGGTTTCGAGGATGATCAAGTCAGTCAGTCGAAGCTCGGCGACGTTGGGTTCCTCGACGTCGACACGATGTACTTTTCCGGCGAGGTCGCGCAGGCGCTGACCGACATGCTCTCCGGCGCGCTCGATGCATTCGCGTACCGGATGGACGAAGAGGGACAGGACCGGCTCGCGAAGATCCTGCAGGAAACGACTTTCGAGGCATTTGAAGGCACGTTTACCACCGAGGACTTCCTCAAGAAGTTCGGCGGCGAAGCATTGCAGCAAGTCGTCGAGATAGCATTCAACGAACTGGCGCCCGCCCTCGGTGCCGTCATGGAGGGCTTCTCCGGTACGGCTGAAGAGGTTGCGAACTTCAGCAATACGCTGCTCGGTATTTACGATGTCACGCGCGAGCTTCCTGAAGCGGTACGTGACAACATCCTCAGCGCGCTAGATGCAACGCAGGAGACCGCAGACAAGGTTCTAGCGTTCGCCGCTGCGTTGCAAAGTTTTGGGGGCGTGCTGGAGGGCGTTGGGCCGCAGCTCGAGGCGTTGGACCCGGCATCCATCATTGCGTTTGTCGACGCTCTCGGTGGTGCGCAGAACGTTGCGCAGTCGTTCGCGTTTCTCGCGCAGAACTTCCTGACCGATGCAGAACGGTTCAACCTTGCGACCGAAAGTTTCAATGCATCGTTTGAAGCGATTGGCCTAACCATCGAGGATTTGGCGAACGCCGGCTTGACGGGGCTGCCGCAGACGCATGAAGAATTCATGCGGCTATTGACTAGCTTCGACTTGACCACGGAAGCGGGACGTGAACTCTATACGTCCGTGCTCGGATTGTCGCAGGCGTTCGTTGTGATCAACGGTACGGCGCAGTCTGCGCAGGAGGCGATGGAGGCGCTAGACGCTGAATTGGCAGGCGGGCTTGACTTCATCGACGAGAATTTCCGTACGCAGGCTGATCGCGCTGCGCGTGCGACTGCTGATCTAGCGGAAGCGTTCGCCGACATAGGGCTTGCGGTGCCCGACTCGCATGAGGCATTCCTGAAGATGCTCGACGGCATCGACCGTACAACCGATGCGGGGCGTACGCTGTATGCCGCGCTGGTCAAGCTGGCGCCCGCGTTCGTCGATGTCAACGGGGCCGTGAAGGATCTGGTTAAGGAACTGGCGAATGTGAACGTGGTTGACCTCGGAAGCATCGGTAAGCAAGTGCGTTCCGAGTTTTCGCGGATCATGGACGGCATCACGTCACTCGTCGGTCAGATGGGCGGCGACATGGGCGACAAGCTCTCGCAGCAGATGCGCCTGATCGCTGTCGAGATCGAACGCGTGACCGCAGGTCTGGGCAACGTGACGCCCGGCAGTGCAGAGTATCAAGCACTGCTGGAGCTTATCGACAAGCTGCGGAATGCGAACGGCTCTGCGGCGGAGCAACTCGCACGCTTCACGATCCTCACAGCACAGTACGACGCGGAACGCGCTGCTGCGCTTGTGGATCTGGGCAACTGGTACGCAGAGCAGCAGGCGCTGTATGCTGGGAACGCCGAGGCGCTAGCCGCGCTTGAGAAGATCATGACCGCCAAGTGGGTCGAGATCGTCAATGGCGTCGGGGGCGGTGTCACAGGGACGATCAACGAACTGGAGCGCCTGCGTCAGGGCATTGCGGACTGGCTCAAAGGACTGACCGTCGGCGAGCTGTCGCCGCTGAAGCCGATGGACCGGCTGAAGGAAGCGGAGAAGCAGTTCCTCAGCATGTTCGATAAGGCGAAGACGGGGGACAAGGACGCGCTCGGCAGCATCACGAAATTCGCGGAGCAATATCTGCGCATTGCACGCGACCTGTTCAAGTCGTCGGACCAGTACACCGACATCTTCAACCTCATCACGACGATGCTCGCGCAACTCGCCGGGACGTCGCCGACCGGGCTACCGTATCCGCCCGACGGGCCGCCCGTGGTTCCCGCCGCGGCGGATCTCAGTCCCGGCGGTGTCCTTGCGGCGGCGATGCCTGCGAACGGCCGGCCCATCGCATCCACGGACGACATTCAGTGGCTTGCTGAAGTGATACGCGAGACGATGGCTACGACCATCGGCGCGCTCGCGGACGCGAATACGGCTGACTCGGACCTCGTCGTCGAAGAACTGACGGCGACACGGCGCACGCTTGACAACAGGCGCGAGGTTCGCAAGTGATAACAGACGCGCAATTTATCGCGTGGCTGTCGCAAGAACACGCCGATCGTGTCATCCTGTATGAGCAGGATTACATTTATGAGTCGTCCGCAGGCGAGCCCGCAGAGGGTACGCTGTACCTGTCCGACAAGCCGTACGTCCCCGTCGGCTCGCAGCCATACGTTGATTGCATCTCGGCGGTGCCCGAGTTCGAACGCAGCTTGGGCGGCAATAGACTCAGCACCTACTCGTCGTCGATCGGCGCGGTCGAGATTATCAACACCGACGGGGAACTCGACTTCCTGCTCGACCTTGCGCTCGACGGTAGCGAGGCGCGGTTCTACTTTGGCGATGCTTCGTGGGAGCGCTCCGACTTCCGGCTGATCTTCACCGTCCGCGGGATGCGCGTATCGCGCGCGCCGTTCACGCGGCTGACGATCGACCTCAAGGATTCGACCTCACTGCTGAATCAAAGCGTCGGTGGGACACAACAAGTGGGTGGGTCGGGGCCGTACGCCAACAACGCGCGCCCGTTGAATGTTGGCTTCATTCACAACTTGACCCCGCTCGTTCTCGATTCGATCAACCTCGTCTATGTGCACTCGGATTCTATCTATGCGGAGGCTGTCGAAGTCCGCGACGATGGCGTTCCGGTCACGTTTCTTGATGGTGGGGACGGGACGCTTGAGCTTGACGCAGCGCCGGCCGGGCTCATCACCTGCGACGTGTACTCGGTGACGGGTGTCAATCAGGACAAACTCAGCGACGCGATGTCGCGCCTCGTTGGGGCGCGCGGAGGGTTCGCAGCCGCGGGGCTTTACTACGGTCCGCATGCTACGTTCGTCGAGGATGATGACGACGACTACCCGATTGGCATGTCGATTCAGGACGCGCGCAACATCATCGACGTGTTGGACGAGCTAACGGATAGCGGCAATTGCTTCACGGCGATTCGCCGCGACGGTCAATTCACCTTCGGTCGGCTGCGTCCGTACGACATCGAAGGGCTGGGCGATAGTGCTGGGCTGGAGCCGGTCGACATTGTCGAGGACGACATCGTTCCACAGACCGCATTCGACGTGCAGCACCTGACGCCGGAGTACTACCAATATCAAGCCTACGCGCACAAGAACTGGACGGTGCAGAGCACGCTGTCCGACGTTCTGAATCCAGACGAGAAGGCGGTGTATTCCCGTAAAGGACAGTACGCGCTGCAATCGCTGGTCGGCGGGACGACTTACGCGCTCGCGCCGGAGCTGTATCACAAGACGCTATCGACCTCGCCGCCGATCGAGACGCTGCTGTCGTGGGAGGAAGGATCATCAATCGTCCATCTCACGCAGTGGATGGAGACGCGGCGAGCGATGTTCTTGCCGTGGCTTGAGATCGTCACGGTGACGGTGCCGCTCGGCGCTAACCCTGACGCGCCGTCGATGTTCTATGCACTGGAGCTAGGTGACGTCGTGCGCGTGACGGTGTCACGGTTCGGCTACGACGCGGGCGTGTTGTTCCAGGTCATCGCTGTGGGCATCGGTCTGTCGAAGGCGCGGACGATGCTGCGACTTGTGCGCAAGCGTGGTGTATCAGCGCCGCCGATCGGATGGGAGTCGGGCGAGCAGTACATCATCCAGACGCCGCTAGCGTGGCGACCGGGGACGCCTAGCGTTGAAATCGGTCCGCCGGTAGTTGTCATTCTGCCGCCGCCACCGGTCGGGCCGACTCTTCAAGAATATTTCTTCGACTACTACGGCGGCGTGTTCGGCGGCAATGCTGTTTCTTTGATTCCGGAGTTTTACGACGCCGACACTAATTCTCCTCTTTGGTATGAGGAGGTTGTGGATCAGTCGATCACCATCTACGGGGACGAGGCGGCTGGTTTCGTGGCTAACGTTTACATCCCGTTTACCACTGGCAACTTCTCTATAGGTGCCCTGCATTTTCCGGCTAGCGTCACCTTTGGTTCGGACGATGTTATGCCGGAGATTTACTTTTCAGACAATTCGCAACAGGCCCTTCCTGTGATTAGTTCTGGTGCGGCTATTGATTACACCGCCAACCCCTACGAGGTGACCGGGATCGTTGTCGCAGTGCCGGGCACTATTCCAGAGTTTGTTCTTTCATCTATAGGCGTTCAGGGATGGTTCAACTACGACACTTACAATGGTGCGAACCTAACTTACTTCGCCGCTACGTTTGTGACGGGCGACAGACAGTTGGGATCGACGGGTACTGTTGGAGTGACCTATGGGCACCTGTTGATAACTGTTGTGAATCAATCCGGCAGCACGATCACGGACATCGATGCTGACGGTATCGGTACAAGCATCACAATCGGGCTACCAACGACCGCCGTCGACCCAGACGACGTGCAAGACAGTGAGCTAGACATCTCGTTCGTGGGTGGCTCTCCGTCATGCGCAGTGCACAACGCAGGAAGCATCACTCTTACCGTAAGCGGAAGTCGTCACTCGCTTAGTTTCAAGGTCGAGGATGCATCAATAACTGATGGCCAGACCGTGCGGTTTGTATTCCCGATAGTGGCGCAAATTGGTGAGCCTACTGGCTACGGCACGCCAGCATCTGATCCGAACACAACGTTTGTAAATACGCTGCCAGTCATAACGGGCGATGATAGTGTCGTTACTACACCATCGACCACGGTGAAATTTTTCAACGACATGAGCACGTCGTTGCAGTTTGAGCCGGAGTAATTAATGCCCACTGGTTATCAAAGTAGGCTGAGTGATACCTACTGGACAAGCCCGACACTGACGTGGGGCGGCGGCATGTGGTCTGGGCCAGGATCAGAATTCACGCTTGAGCCCACCGCTGCGATGGACATGAATTTTATCGAGCTGCGAATGGTGTTGAAATTTTTTGGTTTTGCAGGAGTTGGGGTCAAATTGGTACAGCGGTACATTGGCGCAGTACTCCAAGACGTCTACGTTCTTTCCGGGCAGCAGGATCAAAGGGTATGTCTGCGCCTCCACGCATTTAGCAGCACAGATATCAATCTCGTCTTCAATATGAGCGTGGACATCGAGATTTACGAAATCGACGTTGGATATATAGGGATGCACGTCTAAATGGCCGCCTCCTTTCGCATCATCCCGCGCAACTTCCACCACGAGGCGACGCTCTCGACTGAGTTCGCCGCTGCCGACGGTTGCTCGATCGTCAATACTCAGAACCGCAAACGCTCGCGCGTGTGGCGGTCGGATACGACCACGGCGGCCGACGCATCGGATAATCAGTACATCGCCGGGACGTTCGACGACGGCGACCCGCGCGAGCCGGACTATTTCGCCTTCTTCCGTCACCGCTGCCATGGCGGGCAGGTTCGCTTGCAGCTTTACTCCGACGCGGGCTGGACGAGTCAGGTCTGGGACTCGACGCCGGTGGACGTTATACGCGCTGTCGGTGCTGATGGCGCTGACTTCGGTATCGATCCGTACTTTGTCGGCGCCTTTGATCCGCACATCATCGACTCGCCGTTCTATCTGCGCTTCGATCCGGTCTCCTGCCTATCGTACAAAGTGACGTTCAGCGGCAACGTTGCCACGTTCGGCGCAGCCTACTGGGAGGTCTGCACGTTCATGCTCGGGCGGTCGTTTGCTCCAGCCCGCCAGCCGGTGAGTTTCGACCTCGGCGTCATCGACCTGACGGAGGTCGATCGTTCGCGCGGCGGCTCGCTCTACAGCAACATCGGAGCGCAGGCGCGGACGCTGCGACTCTTGCTGGAGTCGGTCAACGAAGACGAGCGCGCCGCATGGCTCGACATCGTCCGGCAGTGCGGCCTCGGTCGCGACCTAGCGTTGACGCTGTACGACGGTGAAGCGACGCGCAGGGAACGCGACCACGTCATGTACGGCACCTTCTCCGCGCTCGATGCGATCGGGCGGTCCGTGACCCGCTGGAACCTGTTGACGAAGTCATTGCAATTTCAGGAGGCGTGATGGCATCACCGAATATCAATATCGAAGGATTGATCGTACTCATTGATACGTTGACTTATGAGGCGACCAATGCGGTGACCACCGTCACAGATTCAACGGTCGCCGCGGATCATGCCCGCAAGATCGATGCAATCTATGCCAGCAACATCGGCACAACGCTCGGCTGGATCAGCATATGGTTCCGCAAGGGCGGCGTCGATTACCCGTTGACGCTGGAAGAACGTGTTTCGCTGAAGACGAAGATTAACGTCCTGCTCGGCGGTCCGCTTCACATGGACGAGGGCGATAGCCTGAAGGTGCAGGCGAACGCGAACACGAGCATCAACATCCTGGCGCCGTACGCGGACATGGTCGAGCCGTGACGTGCCGTGAGATACGACGACATGCCGCCGCCGCGACGCAGCAGCGTCCATGAGCGTATTGAATCGCTCATTGCCAAGACCACCGATCCGGTGCAGCAGGCAACGCTGCTGCTGCTCGTCAGCTTCGACGCTGCGCTCGATGCGAACACACAGGCGACGCAGCGCATTGCCGTGGCGTTTGAACATCATAAGGCCGACTTTAACAACCATACCAAGGCGTTCGACGAGCACATCGTCGAGGAGGTCAAGATGTTCAACATCTCCGCCATGAAGCACGAGAAAGCGGTCGCCAACGTGCGCGGGGCATGGTGGGCCGCGAGCGTGCTCGTCGTCGCTATCTTGGCGTTGGCTAGCACCATCGTCTCCGGCTACCGCGACACGCTGATCGACCTGTCGTCTCGCGTGCGTGT